TCGTATTCATTATACAGATAATCGTAGAGCTGGTAGAAGTTGGGATATACCTTTGACTAACAACAAATTTATTATGTTTCCCTCAACTCAAATGTATTACATAACTAACAATCAAAAAAATTCTTTAAACTTTATACAAACTATTACTTATGAATTTGTCTAATTACTATTGGTATTTTAAAAGTGCTCTTCGTCCTAAATTTTGTGATGAAGTAATTAAATATGCTTTAAGTAAAAGAGAAAAGTTTGCTTTAACAGGAGGCGTAGGTAGACAAAGAGATTTAAATAACAAACCTTTATCTCGAAAAGAAGAAGAAGGAGTTAAACAAAAAAGAAATTCTAGTATTGTGTGGTTAGATGAAGGTTGGATATACAAAGAAATTCAACCTTATGTTCATGAAGCCAATGAAAGAGCAGGTTGGAATTTTAATTGGGAAAGAACTGAAAATGTACAATTTACAAAATATAAATTAAATCAATATTATGATTGGCATTGTGATAGTTGGGATAAACCTTACAAAAATGGAATGATAAGAAAATTATCTATGACGTGTCAACTAACAGATGGTAGTGAGTATGAAGGAGGAGAACTAGAGTTTGATTTTAGAAATTATGATCCACATATGAGAGATGAAAGTCAACATCTAAACAAAGCAAAAGAAATATTACCAAAAGGTTCTATTATTGTGTTTCCTTCGCACGTGTGGCATAGAGTAAAACCTGTTAGGAAAGGAGTAAGGTATTCATTAGTTGCTTGGCATAATGGATATCCCTTTAAATAATGTTATATAATTATTTTCAATCTCCAATCTGGTCTGAAACAAAACCTGAATTTATAAAATCTTTAACTAAAGCAACAGATAAATATATTAAAGAAGCTAGAAAAAATAATAAAAAAGTAATTAAAGAAACAAATGATTTTGGTTTCTCACATCACTCAGGTCCTTTGTTTAACGATAATGATTTTTTAGATTTTAGAAATTACGTTTCTCAAAAATCTTGGCAGTTTTTAGAAAACCAAGGTTTTGATTTAAGCGGACATAAAATGTTTTACAGTGAAATGTGGGTTCAAGAATTTGCTAAAAACGGTGGAGGTCATCATTCTGTTCACGTTCATTGGAATCAACATGTATCAGGTTTTTATTTTTTAAAATGTAGTGATAAAACTTCTTATCCTTTATTTCATGATCCTAGACCTGGAGCTATGATGACTAAACTACCAGAAAAAAATGCTAGTGTAATTTCACCTAGTACTACTCAAATACATTTTAAACCTGTGCCAGGAAGCTTAATACTTTTCCCTGGATATATGCCCCACGAATTTACTGTAGATCATGGAAAAGCTCCGTTTAGATTTATCCATGTCAATCTGCAAGCAGTTCCTAGGGGTATTAAAACGTGATTAAAATAAAAAAGAATTTTTTAACTACAGAAGAATATAATAAACTTAATCAAACTTTTTTAAGTCAAACTTTTCCTTGGAATTTTATTAACTCTAAAACTCATTCTAGCATTACTGGTTTAGGAGAATTTCAACTTGTGCATTTATTTTACGATTGCGGAATCGCTTCAGAATATTTTAATTTAATTCAACCCTTTATAGATAAACTTAAACCTAAATCATTATATAAAGTTAAGGCTAATTTAAATGTTTACAATTCTGTTTTAAAAGAGTATGATTCTCACGTTGATATTTTAAATTTTAAAGGTACCACTGGTGTTTACTATTTAAATACTAACGATGGCTATACAAAGATAGGAAAGAAAAAAATTATGTCAGAATCAAATAAAATAGTTCTTTTTAACGCTACTCAAAAGCATGCTGGAACTAATTGTACAAACTCTAATTATAGAATTGTCTTAAATTTTAATTATGTCTAAAAATTTTATATTTGCAAATTCTATGCCACGAGCAGGTCAGACAGTAGTATCTACTGTTGTTAACACTAATAAAAACATTCAAGCTTCTGCTAACTCAATCGTACCTGATATTTTGTGGCGATTAGATGCTTCAAAAAAAGGTTCTTTGTTTGACAATTTTCCCGACCATAAATCTTTTGATAACGTAGCAGGAGAAGTATTTGATCTGTATTATAAAGATTGGAAATGTAATACAATAATAGATCATGGGCCTTGGGGTACTCCTTTTAATTTACAAATATTAAAATGTTATTTTGAACGTCCTAAATTTTTTATTTTACAAAGACCTTTATTAGAATGTATTGCATCTTTTGTGAAAGTAAAACTAGATAATCACACACTAACTAAAGACTCTATAGAAGGATATGTAGAAAATGAATTAATGAGTATGAATGGTTTATTTAATAAATGGATTATAGGTATTGATACTATTATTAGAACTAAACAAGATTATTTAATGTTATCTTATGAAGATTTAGTTAAATCTCCTAAAACTTTTTTTAAAGAATTAAGTAAGTTTGCAGGAGAAGAAATAAAAATCCCAGATAAAATTACGCAGTTTACAGTTCAAAATATTAAATACGATGATGAAATTATTAATATGAAAAATTTACATAAAATAAGACCCGGTAAAATTAAACAACAAAAGTATAATATAAAAAATTATTTAACACCTAACTTAATTAAACGATATAAAAATTTTAAATATGGCGGTTGATTTTAAAAAACATAAATACACAGTAATTAAACAAGCTATAGATAAAGACTTAGCTATGTTTATTTACAATTATTTTTTGATGAAAAAACAAGTTTATTTAACTTTTAAAAAACATCAATACATGTCTCCTTTTGAAGATTGTTTTGGAACTACTAACGATCCTCAAATACCAAATACTTATTCTCATTATTCAGATATTGTAATGGAAACTTTAATGTTAAAACTACAGCCAGTTATGGAAAAAGTTACTGGTTTAAAATTAAACCCATCCTATTCTTATGCTAGAATTTATAAAAAAGGAGATACTTTATACAGGCACACAGATAGATTTAGTTGTGAAATATCTACAACTCTTAGATTAGGAGGAGATGCGTGGCCTATATTTTTAGATCCCACAGGAGAAAAAGGTATTGCCTCTGGTCATGACCAAACAATTAAATTAAAGAAAAATGCTAACAAAGGTGTAAAGGTAGATTTAGATGTAGGAGATATGTTAGTTTACAGAGGATGTGACTTAGAACATTGGAGAGAACCTTTTAAGAAAAAAGAAGCTGGTCAAGTATTTTTACATTACAACAGTAAAGATACTCCTTACGCTGAACAAAATATATTTGATGCTAGACCTCATTTAGGATTACCCCATTGGTTTAAAGGGAGAAAATAAAATGTTATTTCCTTCAATGTGTATAGATGAATTTTTTAAAAATCCTGATGACATTGTTAAATACGCAAATACTTTAACCTATCGCCCAGCGGAGTCTGGAAGATGGCCTGGAGTTAGAAGTGAACCTTTACATAGAATAAATTCAGATTTACATCGAACTATTGGAAGAAAACTTTTAGCTTTAATATGGCCCAACAATGTAGACGAAATTACATATACTGATGGAGAACTATATTTTCAAAAAGTATCTAATGACTTTGTAAATGAAGGATGGATTCACTCAGATGATGCAGATTTAACTCTTATTATTTATCTGTCTCATCATAAAAATTGTGGAACTTCAATATATGAATTAAATCGAGAAACCATTGATTATGCTGTAGGAGAAAAAAGAATAGAAATATTTAAAACTAAAAATTTTAAAAAAGAAAAAATGTTAGTTCAAAAAAATAATGAAAGATATAATGAAACAATATCTTTTAAATCTCAATATAACAGAGCTATATGTTTTGATGCTTTTCACTATCATGGTGCTCATGCTTATAAAGAAGAAAATGTACAAGAAGATAGATTAACATTAGTGGGATTTTATAAAGGATTTAATTTTACTAAATTTGGTGGAGTGGAAGCTGTAAGAATATGAGTGAACACAGTGTTTTTCCTATTTTAATAATAAAAGATAATATTTTAACTAACAAAGAATGTAAATATGTTGCTTCTGTCTTAAAAGATTATTCTCATATTTTAAAAGAGCATGAGTGTTTTAAAGGTAAAAGTTTATCTGGTCATGATTATAATATAAATTTATTAAAAGAGCCCAAGCTTCAACATTTACAAGGCCCTATTAGAAAACGTGCCCAACAATTTGCTGAAAAAGCAGGATTGAAATTTAGAAATGAGATCGCAGTTTCTTGGTTTAATATCCAAAAACCAGGGAGTGTGCTACAAGAACATGCTCATCCTAATGCTATTTTAGCAGGAGTTTTATATATTGAAGTAGATGATAAAAGTTCTCCTATTTATTTTCACAACCCCAATCCTTATATTAATTGGATGCTGAGAGCAGATCGACAAAATAAACATTATGGAGATTATGTTTCTTTTCAGCCTAAAGCAGGTGATTTAATATTGTTTAATGGTTGGTTAAATCATGGATCTAACTTAACTGCCAATAAATCCTCTAAAAGAACCGTGTTGAGTTTCAATATAGTTTAATATACAATACCTTAATTATGCTAAAAAAAGTCAAATTTGCAGCAGGTTTCAATAAACAAAGTGTGCCTTCCGCCCTTCCTGGTCAATGGGTAGATGGAGATTTTGTTAGATTTAGATATACAGCCCCAGAAAAGATAGGGGGTTGGGAACAACTAACCGTGGCTCAAGAAACTTTACCAGGGGCAGCTAGAGCTCAATTAGCTTTTACAAGTCTTAAAGGAGAAAAATATACAGCTATAGGAACATCTCAAGGTTTATTTTTATATTATGGAGAAGCTTTTTATGACATTACTCCATTAGATACCGCAATTACAGGAGCAACTTTTGATACTTTTGCTAGTCAAAATAATGTGACTGTAAATAAAGTAGGTCATGGATTAGAAGTTGGAAGATATGTAACTTTTACATCTGTTTCACCTCCTGCAGGATACATAGCATCGGATTTTACAACAGGTGCTTTTGAAATATTAACTGTGCCAGATGCAGATACTTTTACTATTCAAATGAGAGTTAACGCTGGGAGTGCAGCTTCGGCTTCAGGGTCAGCTAGCATAAACCCTTATGTAATAGTTGGTCCTACTATTCAAACTACAGGATATGGATGGGGAACTTATTTATGGAGTGATTCTACATGGGGAACAGAAAGAGCTACGAGTAATGTAACTTTAGATCCAGGTAATTGGTCATTAGACAATTTTGGAGAAGTTTTAGTTGCAACTATTTTTAATGGTAAAACTTTTACTTGGGACGCGGGTGCCACTAACCCACGAACTGTTAGAGCATCAACAACCACATCTGGTTTTTCTACATCCGCAAACCCAACTGCTAGTAGATTTACTCTTGTCTCTGATAGAGACAGACACTTATTTCATTTTGGAACTGAAACAAACATCGGTGCTCCATCATCACAAGATCCAATGTTTGTACGATTTTCAAATCAAGAAGATCTTAATACTTATTTGCCTAAAGCTACCAATACAGCTGGAACTTTTAGATTAGATACTGGCAATAAAATTACAGCTGCATTACAAGGTAAAGATTATATTTTTGTACTAACCGATTCAGCAGCCTACGTTATTCAATTTGTGGGACCTCCGTTTACTTTTTCAGTAAGACAGGTAGGAACTCATTGTGGATGTATTGCTCAACACGCAGCTAGTTATGTCAATGGTGCTGTTTATTGGATGTCTAGTGAAGGCGGTTTTTTTATGTATGACGGTACTGTTAAAGCATTACCTTGTTTAGTAGAGGACTTTGTGTTTACTACGCGTAATGGAGATTTAGGAATTAATTATGATGCAGCGGATGTAGTCTATTCTTCTCCTAATACTTTATACACAGAAGTAAATTGGTTTTATCCAAAAGCAGGGTCGGAACAA